GAATATATTGAGAGATTTATGGCCCAATCTGACATTGCTGTGTCATTGGAAAAGAAATCTTCGCGGGATTTTACAGAATTCACTCAGCATAAAAAATGCGTTCAAACCGGTTTAAATTTAGTCGGAAGACCAATTTCAACAGTGTACACGCCTGCTACTACTTCGAAGTATAAGACCGGGCTTGACATTGATAACTCTTTCGAGCCTTCCATTCTTTCGACAACTGACTTTAGAAATACTGATCATGCGTCCATGTTGAATGAGGGGCTTGCAAGATATCAGGCCAATGAAGCATCTGATGAGTGTCTGGCTGACATAGATGCTGCTGTTATTGCTGTTTCTGACGAGTTGATTTCAATATTTAATAGTAAAGATCTTGATACACGCATTTATACGAAGACAGAGGCTATAAATACTCCATTCAAGGAAGAGTATCCTAAGGCTCATTCTATTGATAGATCAGGTTCTGCTGGATTTCCTTTCACTCAGAAATTCCCTAACAGGAGAAATAAGGGTGACTATCTTCAGCAGAATCCTACCAATGGATTGTGGTATTTTGATGGCTCTGAGGCTGGACAGTATGTATCCTCTCGAATTGATCAGATGTGTGTTGACGCAGAAAATAACTTGGAAATTGATGCTATATTTTCAGCTTATCTGAAGGATGAAGTTTATAAATTAAAGAAAATTTATGATGTGAATTCTCGCAAAACTCGTGTTTTCTTTGGATGTCCCTTTGATTATTTGATTGCTTACCGTAAATACTTTGGTTCTTTCCTTCACAGAATCGGTGAAACTTTCGACATGCACCCCATAAAAGTTGGTATAAACTTTAACTCACTCGAGGGTCACGCACTTTATCATTATTTTGCTGAAGTATCTGATTATGGATTTGATATGGATTATGCCAATTGGGATGGAGGTGTTCCTCGTGCTTTTACTGAAGCTGTTCCTCGTTTGATTAATAGAGTATATCAGCATTGTTCGGATGATAAGGAATGGAAAGCCTCTCATGATGTTGCGCGATTATCTCTACACCGCGCTGTTGAGCGTGCTCTTGTAGTGTCAGGGAACCGTGTGTGGCGTCTTGAGGGATCTCAAGTTTCTGGAAATCCTGGT